GGTACTTGACCGTAGCTTGACCAATGTGCGAACCCGGCATCGAAGCAGCCGTCACAAGGAACGGTGACGATTGGATAGCGAGTGCGCCCAAAGCGACAGTAGCGGGGAAGGTTAGTTGCACGAAGAACTGGTTCGGACGAGCGCCGCCACCAGCCAGTTGTGCCTTGAACTGGTCCACGTTGAAGTAGACTGTATCAGCCATTTATCGTACTCCGAAATTTGGGTTTGTAATATTTAGGCGGAAAGCGAAAAGGGGAGAACTTGTCTCCCCAATCTCTCACCTATTAGCCAGCGATGCCGACCACTTCGGAGAACTGCGCACCAGTAGGCGTGCTAATGAATTGCAGTTCGATAAAGTTGATGCTGCGTGCAGGCTTGATGTAGATCGACGCGCGGAAGCGGTTGCCATCGATCACTTGCGGTGTGTTGTTTGAATCGTCACACACAACCAAGAAGTCTTGGATACCGCGACGGCCCATCACGTCACGCAGGTACGGTTCCACGAAGGAACGGAATTGCGCACGCGTGAATGCGTCGTTGAATTCGAACAGTTGGTACTTCGAAGCAGTTGCAATCGCCTTTTCCAGCACGATGAACAGACGACGAACGTTGATACGGTCGAATGACGAAGGCTTCGCAAGCAAAGTCTTGTCGCCAAACAGAACCGTGCCTTCGCCCTTGAAGGTAACAACAGGGTTGATGCCAACAGGGTACAGAAGGTCGCGGTCGGTCTTACCCGGTGAGTAAGCCAGCTTGATGACGTTCTTGATCTGACCACGGTTGAAACCAGCCGGGGACCACCACGGATCGTTCGTCTGGTCAGTGCGTGCGCAAAGGCCAGCGATGTCGCCGTTCAGCGGAATCCAGCGGTACACATCGTTGTAGCGGTCGTACTGGTACTTGTAGCCAGTGTCCATCACGCCATATGACGATGCGACGTTCAGGGTGTTGCGGTCGTTGATGATCGATGCAGCTTCAAGACCAACGTTGTTCACCACTGACGAGAGTTGCGGTGACACGAATGCCACGCAGTCTTTACGGATTTCAGCGATGTCTTGGATCACGTACTGTGCCACGACCAGCGAAGCACCACCAACCGGGATCAGCGACACGTCAACCGTTTCCGCGTTGGCGAACATACCGAAACCGGTCATAGCCATTGCGTCGGTCAGCACGTCATCAGACACACCGCCAATCAGTTGCGCAGTTTCAGGCTTGGTCAGTTGAGCGAACGAGTTGCCAGCCGAAGGTTGGCCCCAATTCGTACCAGCAACCGGATGGCCCATCCACCACACGTACTTCGAACTGCCGTTCAACAGCGCCTTGTAGTAGTTGGTCGAACCATCGTCCTTCTTCGCATCGTTTGCGACGGACGCATACGGATACGTTTCAAGAACAGTGTTCGGTGTGCCCGAGAAGACACCAGTCGTATCGACCACAACCACGTGAACTTCATCGTTCAGGCCAGACAGGTTCGAAACCCAATCAGACGTGTTCGGTGCGCCCGAGAAGCTTGACTTGAATTCCCAATCGACACGGCCATTCGCAGCAGCCACGACTTGTGCAGCCGGTGACTTCAGGATCAGCGATGTTGCGCTCGACACCGATGCCACTTGACCGATCAGCTTGCCGTCAGACGTGTACAGGAACGAACCAGCCGTCACTTGCGTGTCGAAGGTCGTGTTGACACCAGCAACAGCAGCACTGTTCGCAGTCGTCGTGATCGTGCCATTCAGCGTTTGCGAGTACGCAGCAGCATTGGCAATCGACACCTTCAGGGCATTGCCCTTGACGCCCGGATATTTCGCAGCAGCGATACCGACAGCGCCTTGGCCGTTCAGATAGTTTGCGTTATACGTATCGACGTTCTTAATCAGAACCGGTGTGCCAGAAGCGACAGCATTGACCGCATTGTGGCCGACAACGCGAACCACTTGCAGGTTGTTGCCATAGCCCAAGAAGTTCGCAGCCGTGAAGAACGAAACCGCAGTGTTGTCATTCGGGCCTTCAAACACATTAGCCAGAGTCGTTTCGGAATCGACGGTCGTGATCTGTTCGACCGGACCCCACTGAAACGTCCCTGCAAAACCACCCGCCGTAGTTGCGACAGCGGGCACAATATTGGTCGCATCGTACTCTTGTACGTTGACGCCCGGTGAGAGCATAAACATGCAGTTCTCCTAAAATTAGAAAAGGGCATCACACCGAGATGGGGATGCCCTTCATATCTCTTGTGACTTACTATTTAGCGAAAATGGACTTTTCAGAAAGTGCTTGACAAACTCAACGGTTTGTGTACATTCCCGGCCATTCTCCAACCTGCATAGTGCGTCGGAAGAAGTCTTTCGTTCGGTCGGCGTCTTCGACCATCCACACGTCTCGATCAATCACTTCGATTTCCTGTTCCTGATCGATGTGGTTGTCGCGAATGCCGAATGGCGTCAAATGGGCTTCAATCTCTTCGATCCGCTGTTGATAGATCGTTGTACGAAGGTTGACGTTGGTCAGTTCCTTGAAGTACGGTGAATTGGTCAGCCATGCGAACAGCACCAGTGTCATCACAAGGTCGTCGTGATAACCCACGTCTGCCGCGAATGAACCCTTGATTTCCGTGAACGTCGAAAACTCTTGAATGAAGTCGCGGTCATTGACCAGCAGCTTGTTTTCTTCGATCAGGGTCTTCAGCGTGGAACATCCAACACGTTTCACAAGCTTGTCAGTTCGGACACCGGATTGAACCGTTGCACCAGACCGGCCAAACCCGGAAGAGACTTGCTGACCACCTTTGCCCTTGCTGACCCATAGAAGGTTCTCGTATTCCATGTCGTGCATCAGTGCATCACTGATCGACTGGCCGTTGTCGTTGATTTCGACCAACAGGAACGCATCGTTGTAGTCCTTCCCCATCTTGTAACAGATAGTAGAGAACAACATCGGATGCACTGTATTGGACTTGTACTTGGCGACAAGCTTGTATGGAACTTCAGTGATGTCGATCATCGTGACTACAGACGAGTCACCACCAACACCACGCGACGTGTCCACGATACCGACATAGGTATGGCCCGGTGTCGGCGCTTCGATGACATCAAGCCCATCATCGTTCTCGAAGATGTACTCGTATGGCGTAATCTTGGCGATGAAGTCGCCCGCGATCAGGGTGTTCGATGACCCAAGGAAGGCCATCAAGATTTCCTGTCGGAACTTCAAGTCACCAAGCACACGGCGTTGATCTGCCGCCCACTGTTCGTCATAGCCCGGACGTTCCCAATAGTCAGCCGTGAAGGTCTGGAAGCCATTGATACCTTTCTCGGCTTCGTCCCACATCTTCCAGAAGTGGTTGTAACCAATCGGCGTCGATGTGATACTGATCTTCGTCGTCTTACCAGATGACAGCGTAGGGAACACAGACGTGAAGAATTCGTCGGCAATGTTGCCGCCCACGAACGCGTATTCGTCAAGGTATAGCCAGTTCAACGAACTACCCCGCGCTGCGTTCGCAGACGTTGCGTCAGCCGTGACCTTCGAACCGTTCGATAGCTGAATGAAACCCTTGTTCCACTCCCGCACACCATGCTTCAAGAATTGCGGAAGTTCTTCGTACATCAGCTTGATACGTGCCAAGATTTCGCGAGCGCCTTTCGACTTGTTGGCAAGCACTGCGACGTTCTTGTTCTTGTTGAAGATGATGTACCAGCAGATAGCCGCCGCCGTACAAGTCGTCTTGCCGCCTTGGCGAAACAACTTACAGATGGACTTGCGGTTCTCCAACAGCATGCGGATGTACTTCTCCTGAAACGGGAACATATCGAAGTTGATAATGCCCTTGTCCAGTGAGATGATCTTCACGTAGTTGCGGATGAAGTAGATCGGGTCTGCCGCACACTTCTGGAACTCTTCCAGTTCCCATTCGGTGTACGGATGTTTCCATCCATCAGGGCGAATCTTCTTGTTGCCCCGAACGTGGTCACGCAAAATGAGTTTAGCTACCATTCTCGATCACCATACCCGCGTCTTTCTCGCGCTTTGCAGCCATCGCATCCAACAGGTCTTCTGCCGTACCGGTGAAGACGATGTTGTTCTGGTTCTCGATGTGGTTGCCGCCGTTCAGGGCCGCTTCACGTGGGTTCTCTGTCGGCTTCTCGATGTCCTTCACCTTCTTGTGAAGGTCCACAATCTGTGACGCGACATCGGACACATTCTTGACCATCTGACCAACCACTTCGAACGCACGTGGGTGTTCCGACTGGCGGGCCAGTTGCAAGATGATGTCCAGCGCATCTTCACTCTTCGACATCACGCGGTGCAGCGTTTCGCGAACCACGGCGATGTCGTTTTGTCGGTCTTCAACACTGA